GTATTATAGCCACGCTCAAAATAGGAAAAAACAGGCTCATTATTTAATCTACTTTACTGACCAGCACATGAAGCGTGCCGGATGATGACACTGCAACCGCCCACAAATCTTCACCATCCATAAGGGTTAGCCTTAACTTGTCGCCGTTATCTAACAAGAACCCATTGGCTGTTGTAACTCCACTGTTGCCAATTAGAATTGCTTGCTTGGCATGAAGCCTGACATCACGCGTTACATTATCAACACCAACTATTGATTGGCTTGTTCCTGTTACTGTGACCTGACTATTTACTATCGCCATTGATCTGTTCCTCACTCTGTAATCTCTTGCGCCTAAAGCGGTCAAAGTCCTTGTGCTGTTTAGCACCTATCCACATCTTGCGTTGGTGTTCCATCTGTACACCTGTATGTGCATATAGTTTATACCCAAAACTCTTAGCCCTAATGCAAAACAGTAAATCCTCACCAACCCATTCTTTATGCAACGGCATATCCTGGTAGAATCCCCACTTATCACCCTGATGTACCTGGTCGGCTTCTTTAACAAATCTTTCAAACACTGATCTATGAATCAAGATAGCACCTGTACCACAGGCATCTATCTCAATCACTGTATCTTCTTCATAGTCATGGATAGCGTACAAACCATTATCAGTACCCATCTTAAATATGCAAGGTACAGGTTCAAGGTATAACTCACCGACTTCCCAACCACCATGCACAACACCTGACACAATAGGCCGTTCATCTTTATCAGCCGCACTAACTAACTTCTTGAAATGATCTACTGTAAATCTTTGATCAGTATCTATCTGCAATAGCCAATCATCTGTTGTTTTCTCTAAGAAGGTTGCAACAATCTGATTGCGTAACCTACTAATAACACCTGATCCTTGCAGTGATATGAACTGACCCAATTGCTTCTGTGATCTTGCCACATCTAAAATGCTTGTCATAAAGTCTGTAACTACATAACCGGGTGATGTAACCCCAATTGTAATTTTCTCTGTATCTTTCAATGCCATCCCTTCGCTAAATAATGTTTCCATGCGGCACACGCATTGGGTATTTGATTTGCTTCATCTACCCAGCCATATCTTGCGCCAATATAACGCACCCCCCATTGGATTTGTTTTATTCCGCCAACTTTTGCAAGGTATGTTGATCTACCCTGTGGTATCCCATGATGACTACCATTCCGGGCTTTAGGATTAAAATTTGATTCTTTTTGATAAAGATCAATAAGGCAATAGGTCTGATCTATATCGTTTAATGTCATTAATATGTATTGCTTATAGTGTGTAGGTTTGTAATTAGTATCAGATACACCTATATCAAAGGATAATGTTACAAATAAACATAGAGTTATCCCGAATCGCCAGCACCTCGCGAACTCACCCCTGCGGGGTTCGCGTTTTTGCCTTTGGGGCAAATGCTTACTAGAGCCTACAGTATCTATGCAAATCATTTTAGCATAACTCCTAAATCTATCTCACTATATGAGATGTGATCTATAACACACTAACTTAATCTTTTTGAGGTTCTTGTAAGTAGGTAACAGATGTAGCAGGATTGATTATCAATAATCCAATTGCCACATTTATTGCATCTGATTGGCTCGCTCATTGGCTCTTCCTAACAGTACATCAACCATCTCTATAAATGGTCGGCAGTGTCGCTTCTTAACCATATAGAAGCGTTCTTCAATTTCCCTATCTGCATCAAAGTATGTCTGAATTGTCCAATCATACTTAGTTGATGTAGGGATTACAAAGATTCCCTGGGTAATTTGGCTAATCATTACATAGGCAAATGGCTTGATAATCTTGCTATCAAAGCCACTCACCGTATCAATCATTACCGGATTAAATGGGAAATCATCAGCATTGGTAAAGGATCGGCTACTGCTCTTGATCTCTAATACCAAATCATCAACTATTACATCCTTTTCATTCAAGGTTTTATCCCTGATCTGATCATGGGTTGTAGCAATTGAGAAAGCAGGCACATCAACCTTTGGCACACCAAAGTGTTGCAGTAGATCGGCTACATATAAGTTGTAACCATGACCTTCACGCATGGCTTTGTGATAATCAAATTTACTCATGATTTTTTATACTCAATATGATTAACACAGCCACAGCCGGCACACTTGCGTACGCCATTGATGTTAAGCATCCTGGGATCATTGCACCATTCACAACATTCATTTAGCGGCACAATATCTAACTCAACACCGCTATCTGTAAATGTGGCTCTAACCCCATCAGCACCAATCATTTCCATATCACCCATTGTTGGAATCCGGGTAGTACCATTTGCCGTCTTTTGACATTACAGCCCATCTAGCATTGCAACTTTTTGCAGGGCATACATAACCATAAAACGGCGTACCGCGACCTTTGGCAATTCCGGTTTTCAGTACCATTTCGCCATGTTCACAATATTGAACAGCCGGTGTACTAGTTGCAACTGCATCAACTACCTGATCTAAATTCATTGGTATAGGTTCGGCTACCTGCGCTTTATCTTCTGCAAAAGATTCACGCAATACCCTTTCCATTAACGCTGACTTTGATCCAGGCCTACCGTACATAGCCTGTGGTTCAGGTGTTGGTTCAACTGGCCTAGACAATAATTCAGAATCCAAAGATTGATTAGGTGTAACAGCCCAGGATTGCCTTGCCTTAGATGCCATTACTTCTTGCTTAGATGCAATCCGCTTTGTAGCAGATTTCATAGCGGCAACAATGGCTCTACCCCAGGCAGATGTTTCACATATCATCAACTCTGATCCGGCGGTCATACCTTTACCTGGTATTTGTTCCCAGGCACATGCGACCCCAGGCCTTACATCATGTGGATCACGGTAACAAGCGGCGGTATAAACCACATAGGTTTTACCTTCAACCTGCACAATGTCATAGGGCTTATTGGGATTGTACGGTTGCAATGATGCTTCAGGATAGGCTTCTTTTAATTGCGCTATTCTCTCAGCCACATCAACATAATCGTTCATGTTCATTATTTGTTTTCCCTATCCCAAAGATTAACAACCTTTTCCATTAAGTATTCATTGTCGGCTTCAAGCATCTTTTGGCGCATTGATGGATGTGTTCTTACAGTAAACTTTTCCACCTTTACACTTGATTGCTTAGTATCTGCTAAGCCACGCTTGTAGCCACTCTTAAAGCCTTTGTCGTAGCCATTTTCAACTGCGACCATCCAAGTAACACCAATCAACAGTGCCACTAATGTAAATAGGATGATTGTTATTAACCATCCATATATTTCAGAGTTCATATTTCACCACTTCCTTGAACTTGTCTAACCAATAGGCTTCAACCATTTTGGCTGATAGCCTTCCTCTGATCTGCCTAGCACCAATTGATTTTTTGGCATGTTGGCGGATCAAAGAAGCCTTAATAAAGTGCTTACGCTTTTCATCAACATAAGCACCGCTTTGTTTGTCATATTTGACTAATTCCAACTCATTACCTTTTCTAATTCAGCCGGTAATTCAACCGGATCAACATCATTTATCACCTGATAAACAGTGCCGTTTGGATGTATAGATGGTGGTAACACAACATAACCTTTGTGTTTAATATCTATACCGGGTATTAACTTGCCTTTGAATTGCTTTTCTTTATCGGCAAGGTAATAGAAGTGATAGCCGTTATCTGTTTTAACTGTATGCGTATTAGATGTCACACATATCCGGCGGTATTGTTCCCATAATATTCTTGATGAAATATTGCGTATATCAAAATCTAAAACTACAAGATTTGATTGCACAATGGCTAGGCCAATATTTAATTCAGGATCATCCTTAAACCATTTTTTAACCATTGATTTATCATTACTAGCATCAAGGTAACCATGTCTTAAAAACTTACATGGCTCTTTAGATTGTGGTTTAAGTGGTAGTACAAACCAACCCTTTTCTAAATAGGCTACGGCGTTCATGCGTACACCCATGAGCCGCGATAATTAGTTGTAAAACAATATTGACCAACAGCGTTATCAAAAGAGATACTGTAATCATATTTATTTTGCTTCAAAAACTCAGTAGCCAATAGTGCAGAAGCATAATTTTCTACCCAGTAAATAAACAAATGTGACCAACAGATTGAATCTTCAAAGCGATCCTTCTGACTTAACCAATCTGTTTCAGTTGCCCATTCCATTTGGGCTTCTGTTAAACCTTCAAATTGATTTGGTGTAAGTTTCATTAGGCAATCCTCTTAACACCTTTGTAATAACCATCTTTAATGTCATTTTCAATGTGTTTAACTAATTGAGAACCTACTAAATATCTCCATGACATATTAGTTTTTAATGTATGGCCATCTCTTGTAACTTCATAACTAACATCATCTAAAACTTTAATAGTTATAGATTTATCAGCATTTTGATACATTGCAATAATGCCTGCTAATGCACGCATATCATTTGTGATTCGTACTTTCATAATTAACCCCTTCCGGTCAATTGCGTTTGTAAATGCAATTAAACACTAGGGGTCTGACAAATGCAATTACCTACAAGGTTTTTCTCTAATTATTTTTGTGATTTAGATCACCCAAAGGCCTTACCCATAGCCACAAATGACCCATCAACATTAAATGGGATCATCTCTGCGCTTACATTGCCACGCTTGATATGGATGATTACTGCCCCAGCCTGCCAATTGGCGTATCCTTTGGTGTAGGACATCAATTTTAGATTACAGGTGTGACCACACTCTATACCTACTAAAACACGCTCTAAACGGCCGTTAAAGGCTTCTGAAGCACATGTGTAGCCCAGCCTGTGCGTGTGTCCCGAAATTACGCTTCTGCCCCACCTTTTACTAAGGTTCAACGCGGTCTGACCGGAAATATTAGATATGACACCTTCATCCCCATGACATAGCACAAAGTTAGTACCAGGTATGGCATAAGGCTGTTTTGCGTAATGTATTCCAAGATCATCAAAGCCCATAAAATTTGCATACTGTAATTCAGGCAATCCCATAAGGCCTGGGATGCGCTGTAAGGATTTGTACAATCTATCAGAATGATTTGATCTGCTAACCACATCAGTTTTTAGATCATAAAGAATGTTTTGGCAAGTAGTACGATCTTCATCAAGGGTTTGCATAAATGATTCTGCCTTGCCATCACTGAACCTGGAAATGGTATTAAAATCCATTTCATCACCAACATTGAGAACTAAATCAAACTTGAACGCATTGACTAATTTTTTTAGGTTAGTGACCGCTTCGGTAAATTGAAATGGGACTTGCAAGTCACTGACCACTAAATATCTCGCATTAAATGATTTATCTCGCTTAATCGTTATCCTCATCTTCTGTAGGATCAATTCGGGGAATGATCTCAGTAGGTTGATTGCTTGGATTGATCCAATCAGGCATTGATGCACCCGGCTCTGTTATTAACCAAAATGCAACATCATGGCTAAACCCTGCGGCCTTAGCCGCTTTGAAAAGTTCATTTAGGGTTATGTAGTGATTTTCTAATTTGCTCAACGCATCAGCCTTGCGTGGCGCACGCCGCCTACGCTGTGGTGCTTTTCTAGGTTTCTTAGTAGCCATAACCACCAATTTTACTTTATACGATTCCGCGTATTGCTCGCTCAACACCTTCTTCAAGGCTTATTTTGGGCGTGTAATAATCACTCATCATACTAGGATCACCAACGCGATAGGCGACACCTGCCGGCTTGTCGGTTAATATCTTGAATCGCTTGGCAGGTGTTTTCTCATATCCCAGGGTGTTCAAAGCCATGACCGCTAAATCTAAAAATGTTGTAGGCCTACCAGTACATAAATTAATTGTTTGATTGCAATTGTTCTTGACCATCTCAATTACTGCATCCACTATGTCATCAATGTGTATAAAATCTCTAGTAGTAGTTGCCTTACCCCATATATCAAATGGATTAGAGTTCATTATTGCGCGTTGAATGATTGAAGGAAATGGATAATCCATATCTTGATCAGTGCCATATCCGCTAAATGGTCTAAGTGTTAATACAGTTGTGCCTTTTTCACGCAAATAATTCATTAACATTTCACCGGTTAGTTTTGACCAACCGTAGGACATATCAGGCTTACCCATTTTATTAAAATTAATATCTTTTTCTTTTAACTTACGCTTCTTAGATAATGTTTGTAATTCTGTTGGATATGCGGCTGATGATGAAAAATAAACAACATAAGGTTGTTCAGTACGCATAGCCCAGGTTGCAAACTCAGCATCAATGGCTAAATCAACCGCTAATGCCAATGGTTCATTCTCAATCATCATACGGCCACCAACTAAAGCGGCTAAGTGAATTACAAGATCATATTGTTTTTTTTCTAATTGAAAGAATTTACGGCAATCAATTCCAGCCTTTAAATCTACTAAAGTTAAGTTGGCGTTAGGTAATGCACGCCTAAAAGCACGGCCAACAAAACCATGTGATCCGGTGATTAATATGTTCATCTAAATTTTCTAACTAATTCTGCGTATTCCGTATCTGCTAAATATTTTTGTAATGTTAATAAATCTTTTTCATACCATTTAGGTTGATTAACCCTGGCGTAACCCTCATCCATTTCAGCCTTGCCTGCTACTGGATGTAAATGTTCAATAATTACATCAGGTAGATATTTTAGGTATTCTAAATCTAGGCCTAATTGCTTTACAAAATTATCAAAGAATAGATGTACACAACCCGGGAATGTCATACCGCGTAGTTCATTTACTAAATCTCTACTCATTCCAAAGGCTGTAGGTAGATTTGCACCCTGTAACAAATCATCACCATAAACTATTCCAGTGTTTTGGCCTAACGCCTGAATAAAGGCTTTATCCCAACCCGGCGTTCTAGGAAGGTGATCATCACCCATGAAAACAAAATAATCATATAAAGGATATTTAGTAATATCCAAAAGATGAACTGCACCGGTATTAAGAGATTTAGCACAACCACCTGTTTTATTATCCGCCGGTAATTTTTTATAGTTTTCACTTTTGGCGTACTCATTCCATTTAGGATCATCATTATCTATAACAATGTAAAGATCGGCTTCTGCCCCGGTATCTTTGAACGCCTGGGCTAGCCTTTCGGCATTTTCAGGCCTACCCCTACTGGGTACAACCACGCACATCTTCATGGCCATAGGGTAAGGGATAGGGCTGACTTACTTGTTAGAAATGAGTGTTTGGTAAAGCGTGTCTATTTTGGATTCAATCCTTGCAACCCGGCCTTCTAGGTTATGCCCACCATTGCCATCAGGCTTTAACTCACTTAAATAATGCTTAACAAGCCACCTTACAGATGCAATAAATGATCCAACTATTGTGACAATAGATACGACTAATGCCATGTAATCATTAGCGGTCATTTGCTGTTGATGCCAAATTTTGTATCGGCAGGATCAAAATAGCGTGCCAAAGGTGCAACTAAAGCACCGGCCAAAACCGCATACTCAGGCGACCAATCGGCAACCAAAGCCAATGCAGTTGTAATAGATGCGGCGGCAACACTTCTTAGATAAGACTTGATTATCTCTTTTTTCTTAACATCTAATTTCATTTTAATCCTAACTCTTTGATTTTAAGTTGTACTTGTTTTTGATCTAACGCAATCTCAAAGTGCATATCATCTTTACGCTTTTTATAATTGCCACCCCAGGCCAAACCGTATTTAGTTATCAGTAGGTTAATCATATTACGCTGATCTTTATTAAATGTATTTGACTTGCCCAAAGGATGTTTAATTGCATTTAAGTCAATGGCTGTACCGGATGAATGATTACTTAAAACCTTATCTGACCCCCTGGTCATGCGAAAAGCAAAACCCCAATCATCTAATTGGCCTACATCTATTGGCTCAACAGATTCATTAAATTCTTTAGCAAAATTTACAAGTAATGGCGCAACCGCTTTAGCACAAGCAAACTTGATCTTTGTACCCGGCACTGTAAAAGATTCAATGCCTAATGCCTTGCGATCCTCACTAGCCGGCCAACCATTAGGGCTAGTGAGTTCTCTTATATTCGCCATTAGTTACATGCTTATGAAAGCAATAACCGTGCTTCTGATTCAGTGATGCCTAATTTTTTTAACAGGGCAGATTTGGCTGTTGCATCTGCCGCCTTTTGTGCTTCTTCTGCCGCCTTTTGTGTGGCGTATTCTTCGGCCATTGCTTCACGCTCGGCTACTTCTTCGGCAGTTAATTCCACCTCAGTAGTAACCCCAGTAGAGCAATCTACGATTAGTTTAGTTGCCATTGTTTTTCCTTTCGTTGTTTGTTAAGCGTTGGAAATCCCGTATAGATAAGCGGTGCTGTATTGCATAAAGTTATTTGCGCCAGTTAATTTAACTGAAGTAATTGCAGAAGTATTTGACCACAATCCAGCCGTAAATACCAAAATAGTATTAGCGGCATTATTTTCACCAACATTATCAATAGAAACTGATTTAAAATTACTTCCAGCATAATTTGGAATATAGATGAACCCGTTTCCAAAAGTGTTTGAAGTTGCAGAGTTAGCGGCTGTCCAATAGTAAATAGCACTACCACTAGTTCCGTAACCAACGGTACTACCACCTTCTGCGTTTAACCAAAGAGAACTTAAATTAGAAGTACTATTATTAAATGAAACGCTTACATCACTCCAAGGGCTAGCAGAAGAAATTCTTTGTGAAGTAGATATTGCAAGGTCGGTATATGTATTAGGTATGCTAGTAAATTCTATACTAGCCGCACCACCACTACCAACCGTAACACTAGAAATTAAAGTATATGTAGCCATTATTCCGCCTTAATTCCGTAGAGAGTTGCCATAGTACCTACCGCAAAAGTTGTAGATTGATTAACTATTTTAATTTGAGTAATAGCATTAGTATTACGCCATAAAATAACTGCTGTGCTTACTTGTCCTGAAGCATTGGAGTTACGAATTAATGGTGTTTTGAAAGTTGTACTGTTAGAATAGTTTTGAAAATTAACTAAGGTTGTAGTCCATTGTGTTCTAGCCCAAGAAATAAAACGCTGATTTACATTGTTTGCGCCATTACTTCTATCGCTACTAGAACCGCCAGAATCTGCAACTAACCTAGTATTAGAATAATTGTTATTTGTAGAATCAGAATTAAATTCTAGATACACTAAACCAGTTGTGCTACTAGATGAATGATTTAATGATAAAACTATATCCGTATAACTACCACTAATAGAACTAAATGTTATATCAGATGCCGTACTACCTAAAGTAGTAGTCGCTATTTTTTCGTATGTGGCTGTCATTATGCTCCCTTAATTCCGTATAGGGCAAATTGAGAATACTGTTGAAATGTTGTGCCTCTAGCAGTTAAAGTTATAGTGGTTATTGCGCTTGTACTGCGCCAATTACCCGAGTTTAATGACACTCTACCCGCACCATTGGAATCATATCCAGCAAGGTTACGAGTAGTTTTATATTTATTAGTATTTGCATAATCTAAAATATCTATAACATACCCAGCAAAAACACTTGTTGCATTTGTCATCGCTTCCATAACCATTTTAGATTCATTAGCATTACCTGCCGCCTCTGTTCCTGAACCATAACCAAGTAAAGTATGGTAAGAATAATTAGCACCTGTGTCTGAGTTTAAGGTCGTATCTAATTGAGTATCACTACCTGCTCTAGCAAAACCTCTAATTTGTAAATGCGTATAGGTAGAAGGTATTGAAGTAAAGGTTACATTAGCCGCACCACCTGAGCCTACGGTTATGGTTGCTATGGATTCGTAAGTACCTGCCGCACCTGCCGCCGCACCACCACTATCTAATATCCCAAGAATTAAAGACATTAGGCAATGCCACCAACGATATACCAAGAATCGGTACTGACCTTAACCAAACTTGCGGCCTTATATTGACTTGTAATAACAGGATTTGTTGCAGTTGCCCCGGATGATGCAATAGTTACACCTGCACCTTGTGTAATAGATACTGTGCCGGCTGATCCAATTTTGATTACATTTACAACTGATCCAGTAGTCATTGCTACGCTTGAAAATGGTGGGATTGTAATAGTAGTTGTGCCTGTATTTGAATAAGTAATAAGTTTATTATCTGCATCAGTTACAACTAATGTGTCTGATGTAGCCGTTACTGCTCTAACGCTTAGATTGGCGATAGAGTTCATTTGAGCCGCCGTTAAAACTTGACCAACGGAAAAGGTTGCCATTTATCTATACTCCCTAATAAGCCAAAGAATCTTCATTTAGAATTCCATCAACATCTGATGATAGCAAAAATCCAACGGCAAAGGGTTGGGCGCAAGTAAAAGTTACTAAAAAAGATTTAGGTGTTATCTGATAGGTAAGGCCTGCAATTACGCTATCGGTAATCACATTGCCTGCCGGTAAGGTTTGGGTAACCTGGATTGGATCAAACATATCTAAATCTAATGCGGCTACAACCCGGCTAGGATCGTTTTGACCATAGGCATCAACGGTTAATGAATTAAGTTGTATGTTCACACCCTGTTCTTTTCGGGATGCAATAATCATTTGTGCTTGATTTAAGGCATCTGCCTGTGTCTGCATGATGCCTGATCTAACCCGGCTATGCTGAAAATAATCATCAATGCTTGCTGTATCACTTGCGGTAGAACCGCTTAACCCTGTTGGCGTGACCGTCACTTTATTGATCATTTGATAATCTGAAATATCAAATTCAACGGCCTGATAGGTAATATCACTTGATCCTGGAACATCACTAAATTTAGTTAGTGTGCCACCTTCTGCAACTATGATGTCATTGCGTGATAAGAATTTTGCATAACCGCGTTGATCCATATAGAACGCGCCTAGTTCTGTACTCTCTACTATCTGACACGCACCCAATAATGATCTTGATGATCCATCATCTGCCTGCACTGTTGTAGTTGCTGTAGTTGAAATATCACGCATACCACCTGGCCATTCCCCGGCATCCAACAAACTTGTAATTCTTTGTGCGGTAGTTTGTCCGGCAGTACCGCCGCTAACAGATGTAACAGTTGTTAGATTAAGTAATTGGAATCCATCTACACAAGACAAAGTTACATACGCTGGATCAAACCCAGTAGGGCTTTGATAATTCCATTCTTGTATGTACATAGAACCTAAGTTATATGTTGTGCCACTGTATGTAGCAGTGAAGCGAATCTTGCGCATAGGTTTGATCTTGCCGTATAAACTTGATGAAGTATTGGATGGATTAAATTGACCTGTTTCATCAACAAATGTTATGCGTGCTGTACCACCTGTAAATGAATCTGATGATCTATTAAAAGCACGGCGAATATAACACTGAGTAACAAACTCTGTTATATCTACTGTATCGGCGGCGGCAGTACCTAGCACCGCTACATCTAACGGCGTTGCAGGATCATCAAGTACAAGGCTTGGATCAAAACTAGCACCGCCTGAAAAATCAATTTCGGCTTTGAATATTGCGGCTGGCATTATCTTCCTAAATTAGTTAATTGAGTTACTGCACCTGATCTGTTTAGGTTATACAAAGCATCCTGAATTACAGATTGCAATTGGCCTTCTGATATAACTGATCCTGCTACATTTATATTAACGGTAGTACCCATGCCACCCATTTTATCTAATGGTATAACCGCTTCTGCCCCGGCTTCACCAATCATTGCAAGTGTAGGGCTATTTACAATTCCACCTTCTGCCATTAAAGGTATTCCAAGCCTGGCCGCACCGCTTTCTTTATATCTTTCATTTGTAATCTCTGCGGCTGTCATTCCTTTGTAACCAACAGTGCCAACTAATTTCTTTCCTAAATCTGTAAAATAGCCGGGATCAAACATATCTTTGGCCGGTGCATCATCTTGTTGTTTTTTCTTTTTATTTATTTCATCAAGTAATGCCAACATTTTGCGTAGTTCATCATTAGCCTTAAATAAAACTCCCAAATAAATCAGAACTTCGGCAGTAGTAATACCCCATTTTTTAGCCAACATTTCAACTTCAATTGTGGTGATTTGACCATCTTCAATAACCTTTAATACATCCGCGTATCTTCCTGCTTCATCAACGGCGGCTTTTGTACCATCTGATAATTTTTGTAATATTTTTACACGCAATTCATCCTCACCGGATAACTTACGGCTAAGCGCAACTTGTAAATTAATCTTATCAATATCAAACATAGCGGCTAGTTCATTTTTCTTTTTGTCTAATGCTTGTTGCGCTGTTTTTTCAGCCGTTAATTTCTTTTCTCTAGCCAAAATATCAGCCTGTATTTTCTTTAGCATCTCAGCATAAGTCAATTGCTTTTGAGTGCTTTTGCGTTGCTTTACAATTTCGTCAAAAACTGATCCGGATAAATCATACAAACCTTTTTCTTTTAATATGCGTTCTTGTGTGATTTTTAATCCTTGTTTTTCAAGTCTTTGGAAAGTTTGGAAATCTCCTGTAAGCACATCTAAATTCAAATTTGCAAGGTCTAAGAAACCATTCAAGCCACCTTTGCTAAAAGATACACCTAAACCAACTAATAAATTACTTGATTTTTCAGCGGCAATATCCAGTTTTGCAGAGAAAACATCTAAATTGGATGATCCAGTTGTAATAAGACTTGCAAAAACTAAAAAACTTTGTCCTATAGTTTCGCCGGCTTCACCTGCGGTAATTTTGAATCTTTCTAACTGACCTGCAAATGTTTTGGTTTGTGCTTCGGCTGATCCGGCATATTTATCTAAACTCTGCATTAATTTTACAAAGCCCATTGACTTGGCTTCTGCAACTGTAAATCCAACACCCAAAGCGGCAATTGATTTATAGTTTCCTATTGCGGCCTTGTTTATAGCATCAAGCACACTATTCAAATCAGCCCCAGTGCCGGCTGAAATATCTAATGCTTTACTTAATAAAGTTTGAGAGGTATCTAAATTCCCGGTTTGAGCAACGAGTTGGCGCAAGGCTGGGACTAATTGATCTTCTGTAATATTTGTAGCGCGTTGTAAATCGGCTATAAATGTTTTAACGCCGGGCAATTCAAATTCTTGCCCAATACTTCTTAAAGTTAATTGTAATTGTTTATCTAATCTTTCCTGGGCTAAAGCGGCTTCAATAGAGTTTTTTGCAAATATAGCCATGCCTGCGGCGGCGGCTATTCCACCGGCCTTAGCAAAAGTTTTTAATCTAAATGATCCAGTTGCAACTACCTTGTCAAAACCTTTTAATTCTTTTGTGGCACGCTCTAGGCCTTTTTTATCAAATTTAGTGAGGAAATTAATTGCAACATACTGACTTAATGCCATGTTTAACCCCTAAATTTTTCGCCTAGATATTTTTTAAGCACACCGTATAGATTATCATTTACTTGCCCACCTAATTGTTGTGATGCCCTATAAATCAATCTTTTTTCTTTATAGCCACTTGAACTAGCAGTACCTTGTAATTTACCAATAAAAGATTCACTAGCATTAGTGTTACGACTAATACGCCTAGTTTTACTTCTTGATTTTGATGTGCCAAATCCTGCCAACTCATAAATTATACCTGGTACAGATTTATTAATTACCGCTAACGCCGTAACAGAAAATGTAGTGCCTTTAACTCTTTGAATTTTAGTTTTGGCCGCGCTTACTCTTATGCCACGCACAACTTCTGTTTGTGACCATTTCCAACGGCTTCTTTTACTTTCGCCAAAAGTTCTACCCCTATGTGCTTGATCATTAGCCCATCCCCATGCAGGTGGATAAGAAGGCTCAACATCACGCCATCCTGGGAATGGTGAATGTGGTACAAAACTTTGTGCCAATTTTGCAACAGGCTTTACAGCCTTAGTTAATTCCCTTCTAAATTCTTTATGTAAATCAGGCTCTACCTTTTTCATAGTTGCCAATAGTTCATCTAAATTTTCAACATAAATAGAAGGTACTGCCGCCAATGATCTAGTTCGGCCAGGCAATCCTGCATATTTGGGTTGCATTATTTCCGCCTAACTGTTGCCTTCTTGTTGTTGTAATAGCGTTCTTGCAAGATGGCTTTAATCGCTGAATAAATCGCTGGATCAACTTCTAATAAATCTTTAGGGCTAATCCCGGTACTTACCGCCACGGATGCGACTTCATAAATTGAGCCGTGACGGTCTATCCATTTTTTGAATCGTAAACCAAATCAATATCTGAATACTGATTGATGTAATCATCACCAAAGGTTAAATCAGTTTTGCCGGCATCTTTTTCTAAACGCCAGGCAAACCACCACAAATCAGATTCCATTTGTAGTTCACTTAATCTCTTACGCCAACCGGTCTTAAATTCGGCTTCAAAAGCCACCTTAGCAGATGGCGTAAGATCATAAGTTACTTTTTTACCATCCTTTTTAACAATTTCAATCTTGTGCATTGTCCCACCCTTTCATTATTACGCGCTAGTTGATTTTGTTAATGCAGTTACAGGAAGCGAAACGCTAACTGAGGATACTGAATCAACAGCACCGTTAATCGGCATCCAGGATGAAATCAAACATGACATTGTGTAACTAGGATTGGTTGCAGATACAGTACCGGATACTGGAATTAACTTAATGTTAAGTTTTGTACCTAATGCATCTTCAAACAATGAGTTTACAGATGATGCGGCAAAATCATTGTAAAGTTCCAGATTTAGTTGCGGGCGTTCAATCCCGCCAATCATGTTATTTATAGAATCGTTCATGGCGGTGATTTCTACCTGATCAATTTCTCTTGCAAGGCTGACGGTGCTGACAAAACTAGTGATAGTAGTTGTACCAACAATCACGGCAACTTTATTACCCATAAATATGGCCATATTTTTCCTTTCGTATTAACCTATCAACTCTACTGAATATTGATAACTTAAGTAGTCAATATTAGCGGATGTTATTGTTCCAGGGCTTGCAGACACAACCCTGAGTGTTTGTACAGCACCGCTCAATGTTTTATCTGCTTCAACAGCGGCTTTAATTGAAGTAGAACCGGATGAAGCAAGTAGCCCATCCAATCTTTCTTGCCCATTTCTTTCACTCATTCTACCGACTACAACAATGATCTGACATGATGCAGAATCAAATCCTCTGTTTAATGTGTAATCATAATTCATAGATAATTGGCCAACTATCGCAAAAGCGTTATTTGTTGGTATGTTTGCAGAATCAGGGACATAATCAAATACACGCATACCGCTAATTGTTTGCAGTGCAGTTTTTAGATTATCTCTAACTGTACTGGGATTCATGCAAGAACTTCTTTTTTATACGCTCTAACCATTGCGGTTACATCTCTACCAATAGGTGACATTCTTACAACGCCTAGATCACCTAAGCCTAAGATTCCACCTGGGGCATCTTTACGCTTGTATAGGTCGGCAGTTAATATTAAGCAGGCCGTATTTATATCACTAGGCACTGAAGGCCATCCCCATTTAGCAGTTACTTGCACACCTGGGCGTAATCCATTTTGTGATATACCTGGGAAGATTGGCCATGATTCAGTGTTAGACACCATTGTTAATTGTGTGTAAGGCCTGTTCAAAGATTGTGATGTTAATGGGTCTAAAATGTAATCTGTATTTAATGCCAGTGTTTTAGAGTATGTTCCATTGCCGGCTGAATCAATGGCTACAACTAAACTAGTGGTACTGCCAATGTCATCTACAAAAACAAAAATATTTGAATATGCACGGTAAAGCCGTGCTGATGCAGAAGCATCTAAATAAAATCTACGGTTAGCAATCCGATCAATTGACCTGGATGCGGATTCAACTAAATCTTCTAATAATGAATCATCAGTAGTGTCCGATATGGACATGTAATTTTTAATTTCAGTTAATGTTGCATATCCATTTGTTATAGCCATGATTGGTATCCAAATCCTGAATCGCCCTGGGACATTAGACAAACTCCATTCTTTGAATACCAATCATAGTTAGAATCCAGGCCACTGGAAGGGTAGCAGCCTGGAAACTTATTTTTCTTTAGAAAGTTGGTGCGGCTAAACCAGTTCCGTTGATCTGAGCAATTGCGCCCGGATAGCGTAGTGATGTAAAGGCCGACATACCAAACATAACAATGTTGATAGCAACCTTGCCATTTGGCTCTTCAAACTTAA